ATGGCATTAAATCTCGCAAAGGCCGTCATCGGCTACCTGAAGGAACGCCCCGAGGAAAAGTTCACCGCTCGGCAAGTCGCCGAATGGATCTTTGCCACCTACCCGGATGAGTGTCAGGAAAAGCGGGCCAATAGTCGCGGCGATTACATCAAGTCTGATGCGGATTTGGTGCAGCAGCTCGTCGCAGAAATCAGCTCGCAGCGCCCGCGCATGCAAACGAAGCACCCAGAACTGAAGACGACCGAGGGACGGCCCCGCAGGTACTACTACTCGGAGCGCTCGGACAGCGCCGAAGTGGCGGCAGTCGAAAGCGAGGGTACGTCAGCGGCTGCGGATGTGAGTGCATTAAAGATTGACGAGCATGCGCTGTACCCACTGCTGTCGCAATACCTGTGGGAGGAATTCGGCGTGTTCTCCAAGCGCGTCGACGAGAAGCGCTCGTCCAACAAGCGCGGACCCAACGGCAACCGCTGGCTGTACCCGGACGTGGTCGGCATGGAGGACTTGGGCGCGGACTGGCACCAGGAGGTGCGCGACTGCGTCAACCAGTATTCCGACAAACGCACTAAGTTGTGGTCGTTCGAGGCCAAGCTACTGATCAACCGTTCGAACGTGCGCGAGTGCTTTTTTCAGGCTGTGTCGAATTCGTCGTGGGCCAATTTCGGCTATCTGGTCGCGGCGGAAATCGGTGGCACAGACACGCTGAAGGAGCTGCGAATGCTGTTCGCCGCCCACGGCATCGGTTTCATCAAACTGGACGTGGACAACCCTGCCGACAGTCAGGTGCTGATTCCTGCCCGCGAGCGTGACGAAATCGATTGGGACATGGCCAATCGGCTGGCCACAGAGAACCGTGATTTTCTCGAATACGTGAAGCTGGTGAAGCAGTTCTACCAGACCGGCGAGGCGCGCCCGGCGGACTGGGATGTTCCCGAGACGGGGGACTGACGGTTTATTCCAGATGGCCGATCACGTCGAGGCGTTCATCTCCACGCTGAAACGCCCCGAACCAGCCATCGCGCGAGTCGGCGCGCGTGCGGCTCACCAGCAACGTGAACCCCTCGCAGCCGCGCCCCTTGGCGGTGGCGAAGTCGGTGGTGTCGAATTTGGCCTCGCGCACCAGCGTCGTGGCCACCGACTTCATGGCCGATTCGAACAGGTCGAGCAGATGTTCTTGCAGGCTGGCGTCGATGTTGCGCGAGGTCACGTCGTCAATGACGGCGTGCTTGAATCGGTTACTCATGGTCAATGCTCCGTGGTGGGTACGGATGTCATGAACGCGCTGTTCGGGCTGAAAGCCAAGCGCATTCGGGATGGAACGATCAGATGTTGCGAAGTCGTCAAGCGCTGACTACTTGGTGGTGGATGCCATCTCGCTGACCCAAGCCTGCAACGCCCTCAGTTGCTCGGCGTTTTCGTGGCAGGTTTGGTAGTTGGCGGCAAGGGTTCCGGCGACGGCAGAGAGCGCAATGCCTGCGGCGGCCGCATCAGCATCTCGGGCGGGCTCGGGCAGGTCACCTGCGGCGGCAGCGTCGTGCAGGCGCACAAAGCCACGGTTGATAGTGCAAGCAGCATCGGCTTGAACGGGCACATAGACGGGAACCTCCTTGATGATGGTGTCGCCCTTCTCGCGGACGACGCGGACGCGGTCGACGTACTGCGTAACGACCTTGACGGTGGCTTGCGCCTGCCGTTCGCGGACGGCGGCGGCTTGCAGGGCTTGTTGCTGGATGGCGGCATCCCATTGCGCTTGAACGTGGCTCGCACCCTTGATCCAGCCGAAGCCGACCAGGGCGACGCTGAGCGCCGCGAGGGTCAGCAGTCGGTACGGCCACGGAATCACGCTCACGACGCCTCCCCGATGCACTGCCGGTATTCGGCTTCTCGCCGAGTAGCCAGCCCGCCGCACAGCCGCGCGTTGGTAGGCTGCGCACAGTCCTTGCCCTGGAAGAAGCGCCAGCGCCGCAGCTCGGAGCACGCCCCAGCGTAGTCACCGGCATTGAGTTTCCTGACCAGCGTGGACTGGCAGAATGCGCGGCTGCCGACGTTGTAGGAGAAGCTCACCAGCGCGTCGTACTCGTGCTGGGCCAGCGGCACGGTCACGCATTGTTTGAGCGCCCCCTCAAACTGCTGCACATCGGTGAGCGCCCGAGCCAGCGCCTTCGGCGGCGTGGTGGTGTCACCCAGCTTCACCCCAGTGGTGGTGCCAAAACCAATGGTCGGCACATCGCCCTTGACCGGGATCACTGCGCGATCGGTGTAGCCCTCGTGCAGCACGATGCCGACCAGGGCGGCGGCGGACAGCGTCAGTCCGGCCACCGTCCTGCGCATCACGGGTGATGGTGTCCGGGTCATCGGTGCATCTCCGGCTGCGCCACGATGCGAGCAACGGTTGCGCCGATGCTGGCGGCAAAGGCCAGCAGCACAAACGCACCGCGCGGCAGTACATCCCCGAACAGCGGCACCACCACCTCCGCCGCTGTGAAGGCAGCGGCCAGCAGCGAGAAGCGGATACTCCAGGCACGTCGCAACACGCGCCGCCAGTCGTCCAAAAGGCAGATCTTCGGCTTGGCGGTCATTGCACGCCTCCCATCAGCTTCAACTTGATGGCGGCCCCCACCAGCAGCGCGGCCAGGATGCCGGTGGTCACGACCTTGATGGTGGTCTGCCACGCCGTGCGGCGGGCATCGCGCCACGCTTCCAGCAGGTCGCGCAGTTCACGGATGTCGCGGGCTGCGTGGCCGTTTTCGAGGCCAAGGTGCGCCAGCACACGCTCGGCTCCGCGTTCTGCGGCGCGGTCGAGTAGTTCGTCGAAGTCCTCGCGTCGCAGCAGGAGCATGTTCTCGACGAGCGCAGGCTGTTGTTCGGGTTCGGTCATAGCAGTCTCCAGAAATGCGAAACCCGCCTCGTGGGCGGGTTTCTGGTGGGTACGAAGATGGGAAATCAGATGGCGAGGCCTGCGCTCCAGCCGGTGGACTTGTAGGCCGAGAGCTTGGCCTCGTCCTCGACGTAGCAAAGCCAGCCGATCTTGGGCACGTGGTACTCCCAGGCATCGGCAATGCGCACCGCGATCTGGTTGGTTTTTCCCGCCCACACGCCCGTGGCAGCCGCAGGAATGAGGTAGCGGTCGCCGTTGGCGGGGCTGGCCGGTGGTGTGGTCAGGTCGCGGTCTTTCACGGACAGGCCGACCACCGCGCCGAGGCGCTTGAGGTTGGCATCCATGCCGGTGTCCCAGCCGCTCTCGCCGAGCGTCCAGCCGTAATTGAGTCCAAGGTTCGGATCGGTTGATGACATGGTTTATCTCCAGAGATTCGATGCGTGGCGAATGCGCCGGACGGCGTCCGGGTCGCCGGTGCGATGACTTTGCTGTGGGTGCTGCCGCCAATGACGCCCGACGATGGGCAGGTACAGCACGCCACCGCGCTTGGCTACGAGCAGGGTCAGCAGCCAGTCGGCGAAGTTGTTGAGGTCGGTGGTTTCCTTGAGCACGGCTTCGACGACGGATCGACGCATCACGATCAGGCCGTGCACGTGACTGGCGCTGTTCGCGTGCTGCCAACGGCTGTAGGCCAGACGCCGCACCGCGATGTCGTGGCCGTTCTCGTCGGTCAGTGCTTCGTCGGTGTAGACCATCACGGCCTGCGGGCGGGCATCCAGCGCATCGGCCAGTTGTGTGAAGGCACTGGCTTCGTACAAATCGTCGGGATCGACAAAGGACACCAGCGGCAGCGTGCCTTGTGCATAGCCTGCCGCGCGTGCCTCGCCGATACGCCCCGGAACGCCGGGCAAAACGTGCAACTGGATCGGTGCGTCCTCGAGGCTGGCGATGCAGGCCTCCCGCCATTCGGCAGGCTCGTTCAGGGTGAGCAGATGAACATCGATGCGCGGCTCCATCACACACCTCCCCAATACTGTCCCCAGCGCAGGCCGTAGCCCGCGCGATCCATGACCCGCACCTGCGGCTGCCAGCTGCTCAAACCATCGCGCTCGGCACTGATCTCCACCGTGATGCGGTCACCCAGCGCACCAGCATCCAGCGCGGCCACTGCTGCCGTCCACAGGTAAGTGGTGCCGAGCAGCCCCGTCTCAGTACGAACCAGCACGTTGCTGCGATTGCGGATGCGCAGCGTGTAGGTCACGCCCAGCTCCGGCCCGATGTCGCCCTCGTCTTGCTGCACGAGGTAGGCGGTCTGCTGCGTGCGGTCGCGATGGGCCCACGCGACGGTGAGGTCACCTCCCACCACGACAGGCTTGGTCTGGCCATTGAGGCGGATACGACCGGGTGGATACGGCAAAGCCTGCCGACCGGTCAGCACCATCGGCTGCCCATTGGTGGCCAGCACAGGATCGCCCTGATCGGTCGATGTGCGCGGGATCGCGCCCACGAACACCGACTCGCCCGGGGCGCGCTCCGCACCTTCGTATGCCAGCCATTCGCCGACACCGATCAACCGAGTCCCCGAGGCATGTGCTTGGGGTGTGGTGTCGAGCACGCCGCGTGCGAGATCGATGGTCGCGTCGGCGGCATCGAAGGCCAGGACGGCAACGGCCTCGGCAATCGCCCCACTCGCATCCACGAGATAGGCGTAGTCGCCCACGGACAGCCTTTCCGGCTGGCTGATGGCGGTCACTGGCACACCGACGGCAACAGCCTCACTGGCAGGCAGTGCCACATCGATCGTGAGAAGTGGCGCGTAGTCCTCGCTGGCCACGCTGGCGATTTCACTGGCCGAGGCACCGGTGGCGAGCTGCCAATTGAGCTGGCCCGCACCACCCACTGCGGCCAATGCGCCAAGCGCAGCATCGGTGTCGGTCAGGTAGTCCAGTTCGGCTCGTGACAAGGTGCGCGCCAGTTCCCAGTACGGAATTTCCACCGCCAGCACCAACGCAGGCGGCAGCGGCTCCAGGGTTGGCTCGTCGATGATCGGTGGTGGCGGTGCCAGCACCGCGTTATCCAGCCCGAACACATCCTCCATCGCCTCGATGCGCCACTCAGATGACCCCAGCGTGCCGGTATCGATGCCGGTCACACGCACCACCATCTGGTCGATGCCCAAGCGCGGCCAGTTAAGCAGGAACACGTCACCAGGCAGCGGCGCGCGTTCCAGCGTGTCGGGTGCCACGGTCAGGCTCATCCGCGCCAGGGGTGAACCCAAGGCACGCAAATCTCGCAGCGCCAGACGCGCGGCCAGCGGGCCATAGTTGACGCCTGGGTAGTCGCGGCGTTGATTGATCACGCCACCTTGCAACTGGATGGCGGCGAGGTTTTCCACGGTGACGGTGGTGTCGCTGCCGGTTTGCCAGTCGGTGTAGACCACGGTCAGCTCGTTGGGCAGTTCACCCCATTGCGCGCGCTCGAAACGCTCCAGCCGCACGATCTCGTCCGGCCCTAACTGCGGCAGACTGTCGATCCAGTAGTCGTCGCGCAGCAGCTTGAGCTCAAACGTGCCCTGCTCAGGGTCGGTGTAGAGGATGCCGCCGATGTGGTCGATGACCTGACTGATGAAGCTCTCGATGGGCTGCTGGCGCGTCCAGATCAGATTCAGACCAAAGCCTTCGTCCGACAGGGCCCATGCTGCATTCCAGAAGCTCCAGCCGATGCTGTCCTGCGGGTAGCCCATGCCCCAGTGCGGATCGGTCAGGCATTGCACCAGGATGTGGGCTGGGTTCATGCCGACACTGATCTCGCGGCCCTGATTGTCATCCCAGGCACGGACTTCGGCGTTCCACTCCATCCACGGGTAGTCGTTCCAACCCGCCGTGAAACGGCGCACGCGCATTGCCCACGGCTTGATGTACGGGTTGTTGGCCGCGAACAGGATCTTGCGCGCAACCAAGGACAGCACGCCCCGGAAGGCTGGAATGGCGCTGCCAAGGCGGCTCATCAGATAGTCGTTGCGTCCCTGTCCAGAGCCACCAGGCAGTACATCGATGTTGCCGACTACGCCACCTTCACGCTCGTCACCACCAAACAGCGTGGGCTTGTTGATGCTGAGAGTGGTCAGGCCGTGCCCGCTGGACAGCGGCGCACGGTCGGCATCACCCCACGCAGTGCGGTCGCCCATCTGGATCTCCTGCACGGCATCGACCGGCCCCTGGCATAGCACCAGGTGCAATCCCATCCGGTAGCGGTAGCCGACGGTTTGCTTCTTGCTGCTGCCACCCATCAGTGCATCTCCTGCCGGGTACGCGCGTGCTCGACCACGCGCAGCGCCATCGCGTCATTCGTGGCCAGCAGGGTTTCGGCATCAAGTCCCTTCCGCAGAAAGGCGCGGAAGTCCAGGCCATGCCGCTCGAACCATGTACGCGAGCCGTTCACGCACAGGCCGACGGCGCGCACGTCGTCGATAGTGACGATCACGCTGGTGCTCATTTCTTGCCGCCTTTCTTGCGGATCGGCTCGGCTTCCAGATCGCCGTACCAGACCACGTTCGCGCCGCGCAGCAGCACGGTGCCGAACACGACGGGAATCGGTCTGCCTTCTTCTGCGGTTGGGGCATCGACATCGGACAGCGATGCCGGTTTGGGCTCGGGCGGCTTCGGCGCGAGCGCGACCGAAACCAGCGCCGCCACCACGATGACGACGAGGTACCACATGGCGATTTCTCCAGGGATTCAGAACACGCCCGTCGAGAACGGGTTTTTGCTCGGGATGGCGGGAAAGCCGCCGTAGTTGTCGAGGTTGTCGAAGCGCGTCTGACAGGTGGCCGTGCTGTGATCGCAGCCGACGGTCAGCAGCACTTCCGTGCCGGGCTCAAGGGCCGCTGGATACAGCAGCTCGACGCCGCTGCCGTAGTCGCCGATGATCATGTGGCGCGCACCGTCCGGGGTTTGTAGCCAGCCACCGGCCAGGCCGCCGCTGACCCAACCCGGTACACCACCATCGAGTTCGACACTGCGGCCATAGACCTCCAGGACGAAGGCGCTGGCTGTCATCGGCGAAGCCCCGCAGGCCGAGGAATAAAGAACGTGGGAGCACTTGCGGCTATAGAGCCGCCGCAATCCGATACGTTTGAGACTGACTTGCGCCGACTCGCAGCGAACGCGAGCGACATCGTCAGCGACCTCTACGCCCAGCACCCGGCCCATCCAGCGCGTGCCCGAGATCCACCAGTAGTCGCCCCAGGAGTCGCGCCGTCCGATCCGCAAGGTGACCGAGGTGGTATCCCCGGTGAGCGACGTGGCCAGCAGGTGGCGCACGAGATCGCAGTCGGGTGGCAGTTTCAGATCCAGCGCCGATTTGGCGGCTTCAGCACCCAGTGCCAGCTCGTTGCGTTCGATGGACAGGCTTGCGTACAGATTGCCATCCAGATCAACGTCGAATTCGTGCGGCGTCAGGTAGAACTGCGCGCTGTTGCTGGCGAAGGCATACAGCTCCACCTCCTGCAAAGGATTCTGGCTCATGGTCAGGCGGGCTCGTAGGTAATGCGGTCGTTACCGCGTGGTTCGGGCAACTGACGTGCGGTCAGGGTGATCTCCAGCAGCGTCGGGCTGTGCCAGTACAGATCGATGGCATCGTGGTCAAGGCGGCAGCGCACGAGGCGAATGACGCGGCTGCCCGTGGGCACCCAGTCGTCGAGGCCCGAGCGCAGCACCAGCACACCGCCTTGATCCAGATGGCAGGTCGCCGTCAGGGCGTACTGCCGATAGCCGTCTGGATGCACGATCAAGCAGGCGGCGGGGCGATGCCAAAAATCCGAAATTCGCGCGGAGATATCTTTGCCATCCACGCGCAGGTAGCCATCTTCGGGATCGGCCTCTGCCGTCACCCACAGGATCGGAGCCAAGCCATCGGGCAGCCAGAAGGCTTCCAGACGGCCTTGGGTTTGCCACAACCGCGCCCGCCAGATCTCGATTTCATCGAGTGAGCTGGCCAGATAGCGCCGTTGCAAAGCTGTCGTCGCCCAGGGATCGTCCCGGCGCACCCACGGATCTGCGGGCGAGAAGTCTTGTCGGGTGATCGTGGCAAGAGCTACGGCCGTCGGATCGTCACGCCAGTTGCCATCGGGCCAGACCGGAATCTCGTCGAGCCACGCGTCGTCGAGTGCATCCATGTCCGGCGTTTGCGCGGGCGTGACAGTCGTGGTGACGCTGCCGCCGACCATCCCCGGCACCCACTGGGTCAAGTCCGCCGGATCGACAGCGCGTCCCCACACCAAGGGCATCACGCTGCTACCGGCTCCGGCAGCACGCGCCAAGGGTTCGGCCAGCCACAGCAGATCGGTTTCCACGTCGCTGAGTTGGGCGACTTGCCAGCCCTCGGGCGCAATGATCAGCACCCAGCGTTCGTCGCTGTCCCAGCCCTGCACGCCGTCATAGGTCAGACGCAGCGCGGCAGCCGGTGGGCCAAAGCGCCGCCAGTCAGCCTCCGACACCCCGAGAGTCAGCGCGCCCTCCTCAGCGTTCTCAGTGAGATGAACGGCGTACTGTGGCAGGGGCCACCACGCGGCCTGGCCCAGATGATCGGCCAGCCAGTCGGCCACCAGGGCATCGGTCTGGCGGGCGTTGCCTACTTTGTAGGTGAGCCAGCGCCGGGGAATGCGGCGGCGTGCCTGCCGGGATTCGTTGCCGCTGGCCAGCCGCGTGACGCTGGTCTGCCACTCCAGCCGTTCGACGAGGGGCTCCATCCAATCATGACGGAAGGCAAACACGCCGCGTTGCGCATCCGGCCAAGGCTGGTCGCCAAAGGCATTCATACCGGTGGCGACGATGGCGCTCGAGGCCGTGTCCCGGCGCAACACTTCGACCAAGAACGTCGGTGCATCGATGGGTGGCCAGGGGCCCGCCAAGGATTCCGCCAGCAGGCTGGCCGCCAGATTGGGCGGCAGCGGAGCGACAGCTGTTTCCGGCGTGAAGCTGGCTGCGCTCGCCCCGAAGGTGGCGCGCGAGAGCACCTCACTCTGAAAAACGGGTAGTTCGCTTCCCGGCGTTGGCTTGCTGGAAACCTCCGCGAGGTCTTGAACGAGGACGCGATCCGTCATGCCGACTCCACGCCGAACTCAGCGGCATTGAAGGCGGCCTCCGTCCACTGCACGTTGCCGTTCGGATTACGCTCGAACAGCGTGCTCTGCCAGGCCAGTTGCTCCTGCAGGATGATGTCGGTGCTGACGGCGCTTTGCGCACCACTGACCACGAGGCCTTTGACCTTGCCCAGACCGGCGTCGGTTTTGCGCGCCAGCATCGTGAGCTGGACGCCGTAGATGGCGGGCGTGGCCATCACCGGCAGCGGCTCGACATCGAAGGACTGACGCAGACCGGCACTGGGCGCACTGAGCGACGTGACCTCGTCCTCGTCGCTCACGGCTTCCCATGCGGCAGTGCCGACCGGGCTTGCGGCCCACTGGTTCAGGCTGCCATCAGCCTGTGCCTGCAAGGCATCGACGCGCACATCACCGAGAAAGGTGTTGTTGATCGTGCCGCTGGTGTCGGCGATATAGAAGTCGTCGACGTCGATGGTGAGCGGACAGCTCTGTCCGGGCACGGCACCCACAAATGCCGTGAGCAATTGGCCACCGCCCTGGATGGTGTTCTGCGCAGTCATCTGTATGGCCAGGATGCCGTTGATGCGCACTGACAGAATGCCGTTGCTGGTGCCTTGCGTAACCTGCAACTCGATGTAGTGCCAGCCGCGCGCCGGAGCGCTTGCGACTGAGACAGAGATCAACTGGTCATAGCCGTATTGCCAGCGGTAGAGCTTGAGCCGACCGTCCTCGCCGATTTTCACGAGATGCGCGACCTGCGAGTTGGCGTCACGCACGCCCAGCAGCAGTGGCTCGGTGTAGGTGTTTTCAAAGGAGACCACGCGAATGGCCGCCCCGACGATCAGGCTGGTCTTGGTGGCGTCGAGGTTCTTGACGTAGCCACCACCAGAACCTTCCGGCAAACGCAGGGCATAGGAGGACGGACGACGGCCATTGATCCTGGTGGCCTGCGGTGACAGATACGCAGCTTTGCCACGCGCAAGCCACGGATCGCCAAAGCTGTCCACGGCCTGCGGGTCGTAGTGATCGAAACCGTCGATGAACAGAAGTGCCATTGGACTTTCCCCTAAAAATTCAGCTTTGCAGCGCCGAGCGGATGGCCCGTGCATTGCGCCCGATGATGTTGACGATGACCCGCTCTCCGGCAGGCGACTGCAGGTGGTCGTGGGTCACGCCGGGATCGATGGCGTTGACGATGCGCACCGCTTGGTTCATCTGCGGCTGTGCAGGAGGCACTTTCACTTCCGGAACCAGCCCACCTGCTGCGAAGGCCAATTCGCCGCCCTTGAAACGCGGGCCTGCCGACAAGCCGTTGAGCGAATCGAGGAAGGCCACACCGACCTGGCGCACGGCGGCAGCACGCACTACGTACTCGCCTGCTGAGAGACGCGCCGGGATCGAATCCGATGTAGCGCTGCCCGGCCCGGAGACCAGACCGCCGCCCGCGAACTTCTTGATGCCGCCCAAGAGCGCCATGACCGCGGCGACCATCGCCACCATTGCGGCAATGGCCAGTCCCGGGCCAACGATGGGAATCGAGGCTTGCGAGGCTGCCGCCCCGGCTCCTGCCTTGGCTGCATCCATCGACACCACGGCGGTGGTTTCGGTGGTCTTTTGCGCGACCTTGGCGGCGCTGGCCGCCGCATCGACGGTCTGCTCCTGCTGGATGAAGCCGAGCTTGAGCGCCAGCATCCGCGCCTGCATGGCGATCCACTGCTGGAAGGGCTGGATCACGATTTGCTGCAGGAAGGCATCGGCCACCTGCTGAAAGATGCTCGCCAAGGCACTGCGCCAGGTCTGCGCGCCGGTGATCATCCCGTTGAGCGCACCGCCGAAGCTCTCGCCGATGCGATTCCACAGCGGGGCCATTTCATCGACCGTGAGCTTGGTGCGATCCAGCTCGTTGCGCCACGCTTGTACCCGAATCACCGCATCCGGCCCGATGGCCTGCGCCGCCTGTTGCATGGTCGGCAACAAACGCTCCATCTCGGTGGCCGATTGCTGTTGCAGGGCCACGATCTGCTGACGCGCCTGTGCTTCGGTCAGTAGTCCAGCCTGTTGCTGGGTCTGGATCGCCTCCTGCGCATTGCGCAGACGCTCGGTGACCTGCCGCCATTGGGCTTCCAGCGCCGCCAGATTGGCCTGCGCCGCTTTCACATTGATCAGCCGATCAATGAGCGACACGCCGTCGGCATCGCTTTCTGCCGCCAGTCGCGCCCGTAGATCGCGGTAGCTGCGCTCGATGGCGGCTTGCCGGTCGGTATCCGTCGCCGTGCCGGTGATCTGTGCCAGTTCCTCACGTGCCTGCGCCAAGGCGTCGGCCAATTCGCGCTCGGCTTGTGCCGCCTTGCGGGCATTGGCCTGCTCGATGTCCGTGCGCCGGTTGTTGAGCGTGATGAGGTCCGCTTCCGCCTTGGCGACCTCGGCCTTGGCTTTCAGGCGGTCGTTTTCCGATTTGCCGGTGGTGACGACTTGCTGACTGCGGGCCAGTTCCTGCTGCTTGCGGGCAATCTCGGCATCAACCTCGCGTTGCTCGAGGGCCGTTTTCTGCGTGTAGTAGTCGCGCACCGAAACCAGACGGTCTTCGAGTGCAGCGTCCAGCGCAGTTTGTTGCCGGGCCAGGCCGTCCTTGAGCAGGGCGAACTCGGCGTCCAGCTGCGCTTTCATCAGCGTGGTTTGCGCGCCGGTCGTGTCCTGCGCTGGCTTGACGGCTTTGGGCTTGGTCAGGCGTTGAAGCAATTCCGGATCGGCCTGGATCTTGGGTGCCTTGACCTCGATGGGCTTGGGGTCGAACAGGCTGTCACGGAAGGACGCCAGTTCATCCAGCCGTTTGACCAGATTGCCTTTGAGGTCGGCAATAATGGCCTTGGCCCCTTCGGTGTTGCCCTTGAGCGCCTCCACAGCGGCGGCGACACCCGCGCCAATGGCTTCGCCCAAGGCGACGAAGGCCTTGCCGACGGTGGCGGCACCGAGGGCCAGCGTCTTGAGCACCAACACGATGCCGTCCAGAATCACCCGCAGCGTGCCGCCTTGCTTGGCCGACTCGACCATGCCACCGGCCATGTCATTCAGCGCAGGCAGCAAGGAGGCGATGATCTGGTTGCCGATGCTCTGGGTGGCCAGCTTCAGCTTGTCGAGCGCGTCGTTGAAATTGCCCGCCTGTGCGGCGGTGTCAGCGGACAACTGCAACCCGAGTTCAGCCGCCTCCTGCTTCAGCGCACCAATGCCCTCCCGCCCTTGGTTCAGGAAGGGGATCATCTCCGCACCGGCTTTGCCGAAGATATCGACAGCCAAAGCCGCTTTCTCAGCGCCATCGGGCATGGCCTGGAAGCGGTCGGCCAGATCCAGCAATACCTGTTCGCTGTCGCGTAGGGTGCCGTCCTGGTTCTGGACCGCCACCCCCAGCGCTTCGAAGTTCTGTGCCGATGCCTCCGAGCCGGTTGCGGCCTCCAGCATGCCGGTGGCCAGCTTCTTGAGCCCGGCTTCGAACTTCTCGGTGGACACCGCTGACAACTCGGCGGCCGGCACCAGCAGCGACAGCGATTCGACGGCAATGCCGGTACGCTGCGCCATCTCGTCCAGCGCATCCGCCGAATCGATGCTGGACTTGATCATGGCCCCGATGCCCGCCAGCGAAACGCCCACGCCGAGGTTGGCCAGCACGCCGTTGATGCTCTTGGCGGTGTCGGTCAGGCCACCTAAGCCCCGCTTGATCGAGTCGAAAGCGGTCTTGGTCTGGTCGACGGCACTGATCAGGATTTGGGCACGATTGCTTGCCATCAGACTTTGTCCAGTTCTTGTTGAATCGCCCGAGCCAAGGCAGGGAGCGCACGTTGCACGCCGCCCGCCAGATTCAGTCGCCGTTTCAGATCGACGCGCTTGACCAGCACGGCGATGGGAATTTCCTGACCGCGCTTGATCTGCTTGCCCCCGGTGCGAGCACGCTCAGCGCGCTTGAAGCGATTGAGTTGTGATGCGTTCTCTTTGATGTTCTCGGCCATCAGCAGCACGCGACCGTTCTTCTCGATGAAGAAGGCATTGCCCGAGCGCATCAGGCCGTCGATTACCGCCTTGAAGCGCTTGGGGCCGATGCGCCCTGGCAGCAGCGGTATCAGCAAATTGCCGCTCACCGTGCCGCCTTTTTCGTGCAGGCCGAGCCAAGGAATCTTGCTGCCGACCAGCAAGGCAGGCAGTTGCTCCGGCTTCTTGTCGAACACCTTCACGCCCATCGAGGAGATGAAGCTGTTGCGCTTGACGGTGAAGGCACTGCGCATCTCGGACCGTGCTGCATCACGCACCTCGCGCCCACCCGATTGCATGCCCTTGGCGACAGCGGTGTGGATGGCACGACGCCGCTCGGTGCTCCATGTCGCCAACTGGCGCGGGTCCAGCAGGCCAGTGGTGGTGAGCGAGAGACGCATGGATCAGTCCTTGAGCAGATCGCGTTGCAGTTGTTCGATGCCACGCTTCTCGCCCTGCGCCGCCACGGCGACCACGCCGAGCAACTGGGCGAGTTGTTGTCGCTCCAGTTGCCCGTCGGCGTCGAGAAAGGCTTGGGCTTGCGTGAGCGTGTAGCCCATCAAGTCACCGAGGCGGTGACCGGCGCGGATCAGGCGGGCGACGGCAGCGTCCCAGCCGAGTTCGTCAGCGAGCGCAGCGTCGGTGCGAGTCGCTGGGCCGCGCCCTGAATCGCCGGAACGACGTGCGCCACGAAAAAATCCGCATTCACCTCGAACACGGCAGCGGCCAGAAGAACGGCGTCCTCCAGCGACAGGTCATTGATCCACGCGCGTTCGCGCCGGGTGGTGATCGCCAGCAGATCGAGCACGGCATCGCCGTGCCGCCCCAGCAGCGCCATCCAGTCCGGATCACTGGTGATTTCCTCGGCCAGCGGACGCACCACGGCCAGCAGCCGTGGCAACTCGCCCAGCCGGATCGGCGTCAGTTCCAGCGCGGTACCGGACAGCGTCACGACCACAGGCTCAGGGGGGAAGGTCTTGAAGCCGTCCATCACAGCAGCACCAGACGTCCGAATTGACCGAGATCACCGCCGACTGGCTTGGTCAGATCCGCCAGTACTTGGCCCGACAGCTCGAACTTCAGCAGTTCGTCCGTGATGATCGAGAGTTCCTTGGCCGGGTTGATGGCCACGCGGTAGAGGTCGATCACCACCTCGCGGTTGCCGTCGGCGGTGTTGAGCCCCTCGAAGCGAATCCAGCGCTCGGGCAAGGGCTGGGTGAACATCGCCGTGCTCTGCGCCGCGCCATAGGCGTAATCGACGGTGAACGGCTCGGTGTACGGGCCGCCCGACGTGGCATCGAGCACCACCAGTGAACCGTGCTTGGCATTGACGCTGTACTGGCTGACCGGGAGCGTCTTGGGCGTGGCATCCGAGTCCTGGATCTGCACGGCGGACACGTTTTGCATGGCCAACGGATACAGACTGCCCGGGGTGACCGGGTTGGGCAGCAGTTCACCGGTCACCGTACCGGGGGTGATCGTGGTCGTGGTGCCATAGAGCGCGAGCGCCAGGTTGGTGGCGATCAGCTCTTCCAACGTGCAGGCGAACTCGCCTTTCTTGGTCTTGATGAGTTGCAGGTCGGTCAGGCGCTGACCCGACTGCGCTTCCTGGTGCTCGATGGTGTCCACCGACAGCGACACCTTCAGCTCGGGCACGTTGCCGACGAAGGTCAGTCCGGCCGGGTTGCCGAGTTCATCACGTGCGCCGATGTAGACGCGGCCTTGTCCGGAAAAGTAAGCCATGTTCAGTCTCCTTGGGTGGCTGCAGTTGTGGAAACACCGGACGTGGCATCACGGCGGGTGGGTTTGGAATCAGTGGCGGGGGTGGCCGCTTTGGCCGTGCCTTGTGCGATCAGCCAACGGGCGCTGGCGTCATTCAGATCAAGGCGATCACCTACGAAGAGGCGCTTGCCTGCGTGGGTATGGGGTTTCAGTAGCTCGATGGAGAGGGTTTGCATAAGGTGTTCATCCTGTTTGGGTGAGGTCGATAGCGTGGGTGCGGTAACGGATCTCGTAACGGGCGGGCAGCGCGACGGCCCCGGCGTCGGCGTCGTCGAACTCCCATTCGCAGTCGATCTCGCGCACGGCGATGGCCAGACCGCCCAGATTCGGGTCGGCGAGCATTGCCGCGTGGGCCGCGACCAGCGCCTGGTCGGCGACGTCGAAGGCATCCGCACCGCGTGCGACCACGGCAAGCCGGACGATCAGCAACCGGTCGACAAGGTGGTTGGCGTGGGCGGTGATGCTGTCGCCATCGACGAACAGCAACAGCGCCGGACTGGCCTCGCGGGTGACCGGCGCCGCAGGCATGCGCAGCAGCGGTGTCGGGGCAATCGCAGATGCCAGGCGCGTGACGATCTCCCGCAAGAGGCGCTCGCGGACGGAGTTCATGGGGAGTTCCTCAGAGTTGGGAGAGCGAGGCGCGACGCTCGGTGCCGTCGCCGATGGCGCGCACGTGGCGCACCTGATATGTATTGCCTGCCACCTCGACGGTGTCCCCGGCTGCCAGCGTCAGCCAGGACGCCGGGTAGTCGATCTGGTAGTCCCGCGACAGCGCAAAACCATCCAGCACGGTTTCGTCGGGGGCACGGAAGGCGCAGTGCACGGTGCTGCCCGCCACCGTGACGGCGGTCAGCAGTCCTGCACTTCGGGCCGCCTCGTACAACGTCGCGACATCCATCAGACAGCAACGAGCTTGATCAGCACGCCAGGGCGATGGCACATCGGCAGCGGGTTGCTCTGCGTGTGCAGATCAGTGCCCCGGTCGAACTTGCGTGGCTCCTGCTTGGCATACAGTGGCTGGCCGATGGTGTTCACGGTCTCGTTGAAGTCCGCTGGCGCGAAGTAGGTCGCGAAGGTATCCACCGTGCCGACCGGGAAGGCATGGGCTTCCCCTGCGGCAATGAAGCGGCGCGACCCCAGCGTGCCGTCGGCCTGCACAAAGGAAGCCTGGCCACGGTATTCCTCGAAGGTGATGCCGCTGTAGCTGAAGCCCGAGCGCATGTCGTTGATCAGCACTGCGCCCTGCTGCCAGTTCTGGTAGGCGGTCTTGACCTCCTTGTGGGTGGTCAGTGCCCGGAAGAACTCGGTCGAGCACAGCACATGCACGCCGGTCGAGAACTCGCCAGTGAGCCCATCTTCCATGAGGCCCAGCAACTCGAGGCAGGCAGTCTTGATTTGCCCGTTGTCGGCTGCCGTCGAAAACTCGAAGGACACCGATTGCGCAGTGATGTCGAACTCGTCGAACAGATCGACGAGCTCACTGCCATCAGCGTCGAGGATCTTGCCCTTGAGCGCACCCATGCGCAGATGCTCCAGGGTGATCGCGTGCTTGTTGCGCATGGTCTCCAGATGGCGGGCCATGACACCGCCGATGGCTTCCATTTCGGTTTCGGAACCGAAGGCGCGCAGTCCTTGCACTTCCTCGGGCAGCACCACGTCGTCGTGGGGGATGTGCGGGATCACGAAGGAGCGCAGGTTGCGCTTGCCACGTTCTCCCACCGTGCCGGGCGAACCAGGCGCCCGGGTGGGCAGCAGGTTCAGACGACCGGCGTACTCCTCGACGATGATCTGCCGGGTGCGCACCGGCTTGGCCGGGAACAGGTTGAGTTGCTCCAGCCGCCCATAGCGGTTGGGCAGGAGGTTGATGGCGGCCGTCAGGCTGGCCATCGAAAAGCCGGGGTTTTCAAAAGGGTTCTGCATTTGGGATCTCCAGAAATGACGAAACCCGCCAGCGGCGGGTTTTGGGGGGAGTGAAACGGAGCGTTGGAAGTGGGTCAGGCGCGGGTTTTAGGCACTCTCGCGGGCCAGGACTCCACGTTCTGCGAGTTGCTTGATGGCAGCCACTTTGTGCGCAGTGCTGATGCCGGTCGGCCAGACCAATGCGCCGCGCGCGACGATGGCGTGGCGGGCGATCAGGATCGCGTCCTCACGGTCGATCAGCGTCGCATCGACGTCATTGCCGAGCACGCCAACGGCGGTTTCCGTGCCGTCCGAGGCGCTCGGGTCGAGGGTCTTGAGCTTGGCGGTAGCCGTTTCGCGGCCCACCACGGTGCCCAGCGACAGGTTCTGCGCGGCCGCGACGGTGTCCTGGTCACGCGAGTAGAGATTCGGCGCTTCGTACTTCAACAGGTCGCCGAGATTCTTGGGTTGAGAGACAGTGGACATGGCTTACTCCTTGGCGGTGAGTTTCTTGACGGCAGCGACCACCGGACTGTTTTCCGGGTGCTGGCTGGTTCCTGCATCGGCGGTGATACGCGAGGCGATTTCGGGTTGGTCGGCACGAGCGTCGAGCAAGGCGCGGCGCACCTGCGCTTCCGAGAAGCCTGCTGCGAGGAATTCCGCTGTGCGTTGGGATTGGCCCGCGATCAGGCACATCTCTGCAATGGCCTGAGCTTGGCCGCGCCCGCTGGCGAACGACTGCGCCAGTGCGGCTTGGGCGGCAGGTGTCGGTTGCGGATCGCTGTCGGTCTGCGGCTGGTCGCCCTGTGGGTCGGTGTCGGCCGGACGCTTAAGGTTTTCGTGGTCGTCTTTGGGGTTGGTCATGGTGTTCTCCAGGGTGAAAGGTTTGCTTCGGGGCGGGTATGAAATGGATTGAGTGGACAGGCTTCGCGGCGAGGCGCGGGCCACGCCGGGCTGCGCCAACCGCTGCTTGGCCGCCAACGCGTCGGTGAACTCGGTCATCACCGCATCAAACGGCATCACCGCGTCGGCGAGGCCTGCTGCCACCGCCTGCTCGCCATAGAACAGCCCCGCCTCGGTGGCGCGCACGGCATCCGGATCGATGCCGCGCATCTGTCCGACCTGATTCACGAAGATGTCGTAGAGGCGATCCACCTCGGTCTGCAACGCGGTGGTGGCCTGGGGGGTGAGTGGCTCGTGCGGGGAGAAATCGTTCTTGTGGCTGCCCGCGAAGACAGCGGTGTAGTTCAGGCCGTCCTTGGCGTCCTTCACCGACTGGTCGACGTGTAGCGCGATCACGCCAACCGACCCGACGCCAGCGGTCTGCGACAGCGTCAGGCGCTGGCAGGCTGCCGCGATGGCAAAAGCCGCCGAGTACGCGGCATCGTTGGCGTGCGCCCAGATCGGCTTGATGGTGCTGGCAGCGCGGATGCGCTCGGCCAACTCGAACACACCCGATGCCTCGCCGCCGGGCGAATCCAGATCGAGCAGGATGCCCGCCACCTGTGGGTCGGCCAGCGCGGCGTCCAGTCGGGCTTCGATCTCGCCGTAGGACATCAGGCCAGAGGCGGCTTCGATACCCATCGAACGTCTGACCAGCGTGCCGACCACCGGGATGACGGCAATGCCAGCCTGACCCGGTGTGGCGCTTTGGCGCGGCATGGGCAGCGGCATCGCCATGTCCAGATCCGGCAAGCCGATGCGGGAACCCAGCACGGAGAGGATCACGTCGAGTTTGGGACGCGCAATGAGGAGCGGCGTCCCGTAGAGGCGGGACGCCAGATGAACGAGTTGCATGTCAGTTGTCCTGTTGGTCTTGCGGCACGGTCACCGTGGCGGCCGCATTCATGGGAGCGCTCGATGCCGATGGTTGGGGCGCTTTGTCGTGGCGCGGGTCGGAGTCGAAGACCAGACCGAGCGCATCGGCACGCTGGTTGTCGGCGGCGATCTCGCGGTCGATGTCCTCGGCGTCGTAGCCGAAGGCCGAGATGGCTTCCGATCGAGACAGCAGCCCGGCGCGAATAGCAGTCAGCATCGCGTCGAATTCCTTCTTGGGATCGACCCACTGCCAACCCTGTGGAATCCATTTGGCCGCGAAGTAGTCGCGCTTCTTCTCGGTGAACTGCGGCAGCGCCAGCGCGCCTTCAAGTAGCGCCTGCTCCATCCAGGCACGCCAGATCGGGCGGCACAGCTGGTGGACGATCACGCCGTGCTGGATGGCCTCACAGCGGCGGCGAAACTCCAGCAGCCCGGCCCGGATCGACGAATAGTTCACTTGCGTCAGGTCGCCGGTCAGCATCTCGTAGGTGATGCCCATCGCCGCTGCCACCGCCCGGAACTGCATGCGCAGGAATTCGGCGTAGCTCGCGCCAACGTCGGCGGGCTGACTGAACTTCACGTCCTCGCCGGGCTCCAGGATCTGCATCGTGCCCGGCTCCAGCCCGGCCAATGCCGCACCGCTGGCATCCGGCAAGCCTTCACCCATCAGGTTGTCCTCAGGTGACAGGCGCGTGATGAAGCCCGCGAACATCGCGGCGGTTTTCTTGCGCACGAGCTCGGCGTCGTCGTACTGGTCGAGTTCGTTGAGCTTGACCAGTGCGCGCGCCAGCCACGGTTCGCCCCGGATCTGTCCGGGCCGCAAGGGACGAAACAGGTGAATGATTTCGCTGGCCGGGACACGCACTGTGTCGAGACCGCCCACCACGCCACCGGTGCCCGACATCGGAGCCAGTGAGCCATCACCCGGGTGTGAGCGATACAGGTGGTAAGCCACCCGCCGTCCGAGCTTGTCGAATTCGATGCCCGCACGGATCACATTTCCCGAAGCCAATTCCTGATTCAGCGTGGCTGGCAGGTGTTCGGGTTCGAGCAACTGCAATTGCAGGCCCACCGGCAGGCCATCTTCCGGGCGGCGATAGCGCAGCCGCACCAGACATTCCCCGCCTTCGAGCATGGCGCGACAGGCCAAGGCCTGCAGTCCGTAGAAATCAGTCAGTCCGGCGGCATCGGCCTCCTCGCACCAGTCCCACCACAGGCTATGAATGGCTTCACGCAAGGG